GGATAGTACGTTTGCATTTCGTTTTCAAGCCCGGATAGGTTTTTGGTAGTACGCAAATAGTAAATAGCGTGCGCAATCGCTACAGCTCCTTTTATGCCTTCTGGGTGGTTATGGGTTACGATAGCGGTTTCTTCCGCTTCTTTCTTCACTCTATATAAGTCGTCAAAGAACCAAGCTACGGGGCTAACCCTCATTGCAGAACCGTTACCGAAGCTATTATATGGTTGTGGTGTATCTGAGGCTATCCAACGTGCAAAGCTGCTTCCGTATGCTCCTTTAGGGTTTGGATATTTTCTACACCATTTCAGTAACGTATCTTCGTAGTGTTCCCCATTGTTGATAGCGTCCGCAATAGCAATAGTACAAATCGTATCATCTGTAAAAGTGCTTTCTTCCGTAAACAACTCAAAGTTATAGTTATCTGTATTGTTAAACTCAAACCGTGAGCCTACAATATCGCCTATTATTGCACCTAACATATTAACCTCCAATTTTAGTATTACCTCTAAATGTTTTCTTCCTTATAAGCACGCCCATACGGATTGTACAATACTTGTTTTGATACTCAACCCGACTTAGATCTACATTCCAAAGACTTTCTTTCTTGATACCTATTTGTTCCTCTGAAAGCTCGTCAAAGATCGCAGCAATAGATCCGAAATAGAAGTGTCTTTTTCCATTGTACGGCTCTCTCAATTCTACATGAATAACTTTCGGTAACTTCATAATCCATTCCATTTATTAAAGCGTTCTAATCTGATGCTTTAAAATTATATATTGGCTTTATCGTATCAATGATCTCAACTGTATCAGTGATAGCATTTTTAATCTCTTCCATAGACTTATACGCTTGTGGGGCTTCATCTATTGTCGCTCTACTTACAGAAGTGGTATATATTCCGTTCATAGATTCTTGGTATTCCTCCATACTAAGCAACTCCTTTGCTTTACTCCTACTCATCAAACGTCCGGCTCCATGTGGGGCTGAATAGTTCCAGTCCGGGTTTCCTTTCCCAACACAGATAAGGGAACCATCACGCATATTTATAGGTATTAATAGCTTCTCGCCTAATTCAGCACTCACAGCACCTTTTCTAAGGATCATACGGCTAAAATCAATATAGTTGTGTATGGTTTCAAATCTATTTACCTCAGTAAATCCCATCCCCTTAATGATAATCGCTGCCATAGTAGCACGATTAAGTACAGCAAAACGTTGCACTATTGCCATGTCATTAATATAGTCGTGAAAATCACCACCTGAAAGATGTGCCAGCTCTTTGTCCTTACCAGGAATTGAAATATTCTTAATCGCTTCCTGAATATCCCTTTCCCTGCCTTCTGCTTTCAATCTGGCAATAGTATTGCGTACTTCAATCGCCCGATCACTTTCTGTATTTGCAGCCAAATTTTGATAGTGCTTACAAACATCACCTCCCAACTTTCTACTACCAGAGTGAATAACCAAATAGTACCTATGGTTTCTTTCTGAATAGTCCACCTCGATAAAATGATTACCGCCTCCAAGTGTACCGAGTGATAGATAAGCTCTATTTAAATCTACTTGCTTTGCACATCGTAGGTTTGAAAAATCAAAATTTGCCTTTTGAGTATCATGTATATTAAACCCATTGGGAACCATTTCCCTTATAACGGAATCCAATTTCTCACAGTCTATATATTGATCTGCCAATTCTACAGTAAGCATACCGCAACCAATATCAACGCCTACCAAGTTTGGCGTTACTTTATCGGTTATTGTCATTGTAGTACCTACAGTACACCCCTTACCAGCATGGCTATCCGGCATTATTCGTATAATAGAGTTTTCATAGGCAGGATAATTAGCCAGCCTCTTAATCTGATCGTATGCTTCGTTCTCAAAAGTTTCAGCAAAGATCTTGACTTCCTTTCCTGAATGTGTTCTAATTATTCTCATGTCAAATACAAATATAGTTTATTCTATTAAGTATAACAAACAAAATGCTACTTCTTTTTACTTAGTAAAGTAACGTGCCGTTTTAGTTCTTTATGTAGATACTTGTTTTCGCTCTGTAGCTCTTTTATGATAGAATTACGCTTTTCAAGTTCTTTGTTATATCGTTCACGTTCAAATTGAGCAAACGTAAGATCTTCATTCCTACAAGTACAATCCCGTATATCATTGCTCAAAACAACAGCCCAACAACAAGGTATTAAGACTTTGCCAGCTTGCTTATCGTATATGTAATGGCACTTACTCATAAGTTTATCCTTTCCGTCCTAAGAAGGATAGTTTTAATACATCGTATTGCTGACCTATAACGGCAAACTCCAACATAGCGTTATCATCCAAAAGATCGTTAATCCTTAAAAGTGGATAATCTTCTCCAATACGGCTCACATATCCCTCTTGTGAAATATCATCTATTATGCGCTCATCATCGCATTTGCCAAAATAAGAATCAAGGCTGCTTATGATATGTTCTTTCAAATAAGCCTCACTATATACAGAAGCTATTTTATCCTGTTTTCTAAGTGCGTATCTCATTCCTCAACTCCTTTCGGTTTGTTTATCGGTTTCCAATGGGTTATCTTGTAGTCCTTGTAGTTGCAGGTTATTTGGTCTAAATAATCTTCCGTCCACCCGTATTTATTGTAATAAGCTGTCAAGTAATCTACTTTCCATTTGTTACTACAGCATAGATATTCTACCCTTAAAATGCAATATGTTCCAATTGGTGGCACGTCTTCCGTGTCCTCTTTGCATTCGTGCCAATCTTCAAACTCATTCCAACGCCTTGCGATT